GCCTTCTTTGCGAAAGCACAGTGTCCGGGCTCCACCCGCTGTCAGTCGACAGCGAGCAGAAACCCGGCGTTGGCTTCGCAGGGAGGGCACCCCCCCTAGCGGCGGGACCTTCCGGCCCGTCGTTAGTGGTGATGGCCCAGTTCCTGCGGCCCTAGATGGAACCGGTACTGCCGGTCCGTCTGGGACTTTGGGTTCTGGAGGTAAGGTGGCCTGGGGGAAGTTGCGCCGTGGCGCGCAGCGTTTGACCTTGCTCGTGAGAGCTTGGTCGGGCGCTGTCGCCGCGGTCGTCGCTTTTCCCCTAGACCACAGGACTGTCTCGGATGAGGTCCGCATGTGGCATGCGGACGTTCGGACATGGCTCATACACACGTCGGCGCACTCGGGCATCGAGGCGGCGATTGCCGAAGCGAAGCGCTTCTCAGGTCTTTGCCGAAAGGCTTGGATCGAGGGCACTCCACTGGAGCATCGCTTTCTCAGACGTTGTCCCGACACCTACCGTCGCTCTCACACCGCGTGGGGTCAGCTCTCCTATATGGGAAGAGCGCTCCCGCGTGGCTCTGAGCGGCATGCTCAGGAAGGTCTCGCCCGCCATAAGGCGGACTTGACCCAAGAGTTCTCTTGTCGCGAAAGCGACTTGAAATCCCTTGCTGAGTATGCTGAGCGATGGGCTAGGCGCTGGCTACCCAAACGGCCTTGCTGGTCGCATGTTGCGGGTTCCGTGACCGGGAACTCGGCAACTTACGGCAAGTCTCGTCGAGAGGGTGGCCTGGCAGCCGACGTGGCTGAGCTATCCCAAGTGTTCCCCTTACCGGACCTCGAGTGGCCCGACGAGTTAGCACACTCCACTAGGGAGATGTTAACCGTCGAGCTACAGGAGGTATCCGGCGCGATCGAGGAAGCGACGGCGCAGCTCTTCGGGCAATCTAGATTGCCGAAGGGTCGCGTGTCGGTCATCCACGAACGTGGTCACAAGGTCCGGATCGTCACCGCTATGGAGCGGGCCGTTCTGGTCCTTGGCCACCTCGCGAGGCGTAGACTGATGATTGGCCTTGAACGTTGGCCTCTCACAGCTACAGCCCTTAAGGGGGATCCTTGGGCCGTTGGTGCTGAGCTCATGGGAACGACGGGTTCGGTGCTCTCGAGCGACCTAAGGGCCGCCTCAGATCTGGTCCCCCTTGACGTGGCGCAAGCCATCTGTCATGGGTTCGATCAGTCTGGGCGGTTCCTCGATGCAGAGTTGGTTGGTCTCCAACACTGCACAGGTCCGCAAGAGCTCACCTGGCCCGACGGTTATACTGCGGAGACCAAGCGCGGGATCCTTATGGGACTCCCGACAACTTGGGCTCTCCTCAATATATACCACGGATGGTGTTGGGAAGGTGCTGTTCACACCGACCCTCTACCTACCGGCCCACGAGCTATGAGAGATCGTGTCAGTCGCGCCCGGATCTGTGGCGACGATCTGATCGGTGTCTCATCCCGGGAGGGGCTGGACGCCTATGAGGACCGATTGGTCCGCACTGGCGCTCAGTTCTCTCCAGGGAAGCACTTCCGGAGTCCGAACCGCGGGGTGTTCTTGGAGGTGTTATGGGAGTTCCGGGGTGACCGGGCTGTGATCCATAGCGGCTTGCCGCTGTGGAAAACGACCCGGCGAGGGGGGAAGGGGAGGCGTCGCGTTCGCTACCAGGTCGGTAACGAAACAACGCATACCTGGACCTCTTGCTTCCGCCTTCCGTGCGTCCCTTTGCGGGGGCTCACGATTGGTGGCGAAGACGACGCAGTCCCTGACTGGCTGTCGGCTTCGGTTGCTGAGAGCAGCTCTCTGCGTCTCTACAACAAACAAGTGGTCTGGGCGGTCGCCCGCACACTGCGTCCTGGCTTGCCTGGCCAGTTCGCTGCTGCGTCGATCCCTCCCTTCCTTCCTCGAGAGTTTGGCGGCGCGGGTTTGGCAACATTCCCGTCCGACAAGCTCCTTGCCCCGGTTAGGCACCGGAAAGCCCTTGCGACGCTCCTGTACGGCGTCGGCGAGCATCTCGGCCCTTCTCAGTTCGAGAGGGCCTGGGCGGATATCCGTCCCAGCGCTTGGCGCGAGATGTCTGCAGCCGATGCCGATACATGGATCGACGCAGGGGTCCTCGGTGGGCGATCCGGTCGTGGTCCCTCTGGTCGAGCAGTCCCTCCCGATTGGGTGGGTCTGATCGATCCAGAGGACGTTCGAGAGTCGGTCATCCAAAGGATGTCCCTGTCGTACGAGCGTATGCTCGGGGCAGATCAATCCGCGGATGTCTATCCTTCTCTCGACGTCGTAGGATCACGGATCCGGAAAGTCCGCGAAGCCTTGGTGGCGAAGTGGCCGGGTGCAAACCCCGTCGCCAAACCACTTTCCGAGTGCCTCTCCCGCTGGGCCGTGCTCAGGGACGCCACTGTGTTGTGGGTCCCCAAGTACGTTCCAGCCTCCATGAACGTCCCCGCGTCTCCAGTGTATTGGAATTCCTTCCTTGCACTGGCCCGAGGCAGTCCTTACTTACCAACCTGGAGGCGCTTTGCCAGCGCCTCCGTGTCCAGATCCGGGATTTGGATGGCCGACG